ATAGGGAGGAATTAAGAGCCTGTAATGTTGAACAAAGCAAAGATATTGCAGATTTAAGAAATGATGTTAGGAGTTTACAAAAGCAATTTAATGACCTTTATTTGGCTTATGCAAAAGAAGTAGAAGCTTCAAAATATTGGAAAGATAAATTTGATGATTTAGAAGGTAAATATTTGCAATTAGAAAAAGACCACGAAGCTTTGAAAAAACAATTTGAAATTTATAAAAAATCAAACAAATGATTTTAGATAATAAAGGTTATTTATTTATAACTAAACACGAAGGATTAAGTTTAAAACCTTATTTGTGTCCTGCTAAAATTCCTACCATAGGTTATGGAAATACATATTATTCAGATGGTAAAAGAGTAACTATATTGGATAAAGAAATTACTAAACAACAAGCATTTGATATGTTTAAAGAAATAGCTAATAGATTTGCAAAAAGAGTAGATACATTAGTAACATCAAATATAAATCAAAATCAATTTAATGCTTTAGTTTCATTTGCTTATAATGTTGGAACTGGTAATTTTTCTTCATCTACTTTATTAAAAAAAGTAAATAAAAACCCTGATGACTTAACAATAAAAGCAGAGTTTTTAAAATGGAATAAAGCAAATGGTAAAGTTATTAATGGTTTAACCAATAGAAGAATTGAAGAAGCTCATTTATATTTTTTACCTTAAAGTATTGTTATTCAATACTTTTTTTGTAGGTTTGAACAACCAAACTATAAACTTATGAGCCTAAAAGGGAATCAAAACGCTGCAACTTACAAAAAAAATATTGTATTGTCTTTTATAAATCAGTTCCCAAATGCAACAACAATGGCTATTGCGAGAATGATTTATGATCAACATAAATTAGACTTTAATTCATTTGATACTGTTCGAACAAATGTCAGAAGATATAGAGGCGAAAATGGTAAAAATAGTTCGCCAATTTCCCAAGCGGGAGTGCGTACTGAAACTCAAAAAAAACAATCTATGAGTAGAATAATTGATTTACCGGAAAGCGATTATGAAAAGTGCGAAGCTTTTATAATTCCAAAAGGCCAAAATAATATTTTAATTTTATCCGATATACATTTCCCATATCAAGACAATAAGGCTCTTGAATTGGCAATTAATTATGGTTTAGAAAACAAAGTCAATACAATCTACTTAAATGGTGATATTGCTGATTTTTACCAATGCAGTAGATTTACAAAAGACAGACGATTGAGGGATATGGCGGGAGAGTTAGAAATGGTGAGAGGCTTTTTAAAAATGATGCAAGATTTATTTAAATGTCCTATTTACTATAAAATCGGAAATCACGAAAAAAGGTATGAAGATTATTTGATGATTAAGGCTCCTGAATTATTAGGGATTGATGACTTTAAACTTGAACAGCTTTTGCGATTTAGGGAGTTTGGTGTTACATTGGTTAAGGATAAGCAAATGGCAATGGCCGGAAAGCTTCCAATATTACATGGCCATGAGTGGTTTGGTGGATTTGCTCCGCCTGTAAATCCTGCAAGGGGTTTGTTTATGAAGGCTAAAGAGAGCGCAATCGTAGGCCATCACCATAGAACTTCAGAGCATACTGAAAAGAGTTTGAGCGGTGAAGTTACAACAACTTGGTCAACAGGATGTCTTTGCGGTTTAGAGCCTGAATATGCGCCTTATAATAATTACAATCATGGCTTTGCTCATGTTAAGGTAGCAAATGATGGAAATTATGAGTTAAAGAATATAAGAATAATTGATTATAAAATTGTGTAATGGAAAAGAAAGTTGTGCCTGATCTTGATTCGCAAATTGAGAAAGTAGCTAATAAAATGCTCCGTCAATATTTAAGAGGACAAAATTGCGAGAAAACAAATACTATTTATAGAGAATTATTAAAACAAAAAAATGGCTGATATTTCAAAATGTAATGATGCTTTATGTCCAAGTAGTAAATACTGCCACAGGTTTACTGCTCCAGCAGGAATATATCAAAGTTGGGGAGTATTTAACAGAGAAGAAGATGCAGATAACTGCAATATGTTTTGGAGTAATGGTATTGATTCTAAAAAATGTAAATTAAAGGGAGTTAAACGTGAAGGAGAAATTTGCAATTTAGATTATTGTACATATCCAAAATGCGTACAAGATGATTATTGTGAGTATTGCCACAAGACAGATAGTGAACACAAAATGAGCTGTGCTACAAGAAAAATTCAATGTAACTTATAAGATGTATATTATTTTAAACAAAAAGCATATAAAATGTATATTATATACAACATTTTGTCCCAAATATTCACTAAATTAAAGACGAAATGTAATTTATAAGTTACTAATCGTTTAAAGATAGACCTTAAAAAATAGGGTTTAAATAGACATAAAAAGTAATTAATTTTTAATTTACACTATATTAGATTTTGAATTTACACAAAAAAAATACAGAATGACTACAACAGAAAACAACAACGGAAATAATATTTTACTAATAGCCATTGTATTGGCTTTATTAGGCGCTATATTTTTGACCTCTTGCGGATCACGAAAGGTGGCAAATTCAGAAATCAAAGAAACGGAGAAGACAGAAATAAAAACGGAAGCAAAAACAGAAACTAAACTAACTGACAACACTAAAATAGTTGATACCTCAACAACTGATGAATTTGAGATTTGTCCGGTATCTGATACAATTCCAATGATTGTAAATGGAATAACGTACAAAAACGCTAAAATAAAGCGTTCAAAAAAGAAAAACAATATAAGTATAGCAAAAGATGTAAAATTCCAACACAACGCACAAAAAAGCGATGTAGTGACGGTTAAATCCAACAGGATAATAGAAGTAAAACAAACAGAGCGAAAAGAGTCTTATTGGTGGTTCTTACTTTTAATACCGATTTACATTTTATACAAAAAATATAAAGATAAATTAAACTTTTTTGTTTAAATTTGAAGCTTCATAATAATTTGGTTTAAGGTTGAAATAGGTGGATGCCAAGCATCCACCTTTTTTATTACAATTCATCCAACATAGTTTTATCAGCAGTAGTATCAATTCCTAATATTGTCTTATTTGCAATGATTGATATTAAGTATTTATGGCAGTTTTGCTTTGCCTTATCATGTTGCGCTGTGCCTTTGCGATAAAGTTTAAAATCTGCATAGTGGCAAATTAAATTTTTATAATCTTCTTTAGTTTGTTCGTAAGCAAGAAAATGCTCTTTTGATAATAGGTAGTTCATAATAGTTCAAAATTTAGTTTGCTTTCATAAATTGTATAAACTTCTTCATTCTCAAAATCGAAATGTAAATTGTTTTGAGATAGCTGCTCTAAAAAAGCCTGAATAATAAATAGCTGATAAAAGCTATATCCTTTTTTTTCATTTCCTCTTATTAGTTTAGGTCTCAACTCATTAGATTCGATAATTCGTCTAACAAATCCGTAATCAACGTTACAGAAATCAGCGATGTTGTTAATTGTGTAAATCATATTTTTGAAATAAATAAGGTTCAATTTTTTCAAATGGGAATGTTTCGTATTTTTCTTCATCAAGCCAAAAAATAGTTGTTAAATATCCGGAGTCTGTCAACTCAATACCGGATAATCTAAATGGTCTTTTATTTTTACTCATGTAGAATTTAAATTTAAAGCTCCAATTTTTTTCTTCAATTATTTTTTTTTGCTTTTTTTCAAATGGATTGTCAATTTGTATCATATTTTTTTGTTTTAGTGTAAACCAGTGTAAACCAAGTTTACAGTATTAATATTGTCTTAACCCTTTATTTTATTAACTTTTTAAACAAGTGTAAACTGTAAACTGTAAACCTGCATAAAAATATTTATTTTTTTATTTTTTATAAATTTATTTTTTTTGTTTTTTAGGGGTTTACAGTTTACACTCACTATAAAAACCTTGTGAGTACCAATAAAATCAATACTTTACAAGTGTAAACATAGTGTAAACTACTGTAAACCTAAAGTTTACACTAAAATTCCTACTTTTTTAAATATTTGTAAATAGTTTGACGAGAAATGCCTAATAATTCAGCAATCTTTGTACGGTTAAAGTCTGGGTTTTCTTCATAACATTTTTTAACAAAACTTTCATTATCAGTAGCAGTTGAAATATTAGATTTTATCTTTGATGTTTCAGCACTATCTATTTTTATTTTTTTAAATTGATTAATAAAATATTGAGCTAATAAATCAGCTTTTAAAATAGTTTCTTTACTAACATAAGTTTCTCGAATATCTTTTGAATAAAACATGCAATCCAAAAAATGTATAATTAAAGCAAAACGAGGTATATAAACTTTAATTTTTGCAATCATGCTTTTATTGCTTTCTATTTCATCATCTGAATTTTGTATTGAAGAATAAGTATTAAATATCGCAATCCATGTTTTAAAGCCATCTATTGACATTTTACAAATAAATGGTATAATGTTATCGTTTTCATCTTTTTTTATAAACTGCGCTACACTATCGCTTATTTTTATAATGCTATCGCTCCACCATTCAGAAATATGTTCTTCTAAATCAGTTAATGAAAATTGCTCAAAAATTATTTTTTCAGGATAACAAAATAAAAACCTATCAATAAAACCATTTGCTATATTTTCAGTAGTAAACTGCTCATCTAATATAGTTGGCTGAATACCTCCCATAACAGAAATAAAAGGTGAAGCAATATACAAATCAGGTCTGGATACTCTATTAACTATTATACTTTCATTGCTCCAAATAGATAGCCATTTCTGTTTATCAGATCCATCTCTATATTTGTTCATATCCTTAAACCATCCATCAAGTTCATCTTTAAAAACTCCGATTGATTTATTGCTTTCGTTATGTAAGTTTATTAATGCTTCAATAGTAGTATCTTCAGCAAGTATTTGTTTTTTTCTTGGCTTATCTATTGGCACTAAACCTGCCTGTTCTTTTTTTGTAGCTTCAATATAACGCTCATATTCTTTATATTTATTTAAATAATCTTCAATCTTTTTTTGATTAATTTTTTTTATTGGTGCAATAATTGGTTTTGTACTTGGAGTTTTACCTAATCCGGCACGACCAACTAAAGCAATAAATAAAATAGGACTTTCTAACCATCCTTTTTTAGCTTCAATTTTTAAAGAGTTACCAATTAATATAGAAGTCATCCAAAGCAAAGCACCTGACATAAAATCCTCGTTTAGCATCAAACGTTCTTTACAATGCAAAATATATTTTTCAACTACATCCGGAAATATCTGTAAAGGAAATTCAATAGATTTTATTTTTTCAGAAACAATCGGCACAATTTCTTTAACAAAACGTGATCCGTAACCTTGTTTATACAAATCTGAAGCTGCTGCCTTAAAATCATCACCATGATATTTTTTACAATAGACTAAAAAAGGAGTGTATATTTTTTCTGCATCATACATAGAACCTGTTGAATGCAAATACATAAATCCATTATCTTTAAAAACATATCCGGAATGTGGAGAAGTAGCACCATTACGCTTAATAACATATTTTTTTGAATGATTACCTACTATTGTAAAACTATCGCTTATAAGGTCTAAAATTGATGTTTTCTGATTATAATCTTCCCAAGGAGTTAACTGATCTATATCATAAACTTTATTATCTTTTTTTGGCTCAATAGGTTTTTCATCAATATAATTATACATTTTAGAAAAGCTCCAAAGTATTTCCCTGTCTGAATCTGAAATATAAGAAATTCCTAAATAATCATTTTTAGATACTTTGTTATTCTCATAAATGAAAACATAACCAAATTTGCCTCTTGTTTCTATAATAGCTTCAGTATGGCCTTTTAACTTGGCTATCTTTGTGTTTTTATCAACTCTTTTTGACTTGTACAATATATGATAACCGTCATTCATTGTTTTGTAAATAACAAACTTATCTTCAAAGTCTAAAATATTATCTTTTAAGTAACCTAAATATTCATTCCAAAAGTCTGTTTTTTCTTTTGCAGTTGAAAATACTTTTAAATCAATATCAATAACTTCTAAATCTTCAAAACCTGTAATTATACCAACGTTTTTAGTTCCTTTTATTTCTGTTATAACACCATCCGAATCAGTAAAAGTTTTACCGCCTGAATATTGATAGTTAGTTAAGAATTGTTCTTTAGTTAGCTTTTGAGTTTGTAACTTCTTCCATCCGAAGTTAGGTATTTTGTCATCTCCAACTGTAAGCAGTGAGAATTTATCGAGAAGTTTTAAGTAATACATAATTTATATAAAAAATCCTATCAGTTTGGTAGTGGAGTACCGCCCTGATAGGACTGTTAAAATGCTTTCATTTGTAATAATGCTCCACCATTAATACAATTACAAATCTAATAAAATTTATCAAACCATTCTATAAAATCATCAAAAGTTTTAACTATAATGTATATTCCTAATGATTTTTCTATTGATAATTGATATTCCTTTTGTGCATCAGACTGCCTATCTTTTGCCCATTTAATCTCAATTTTAACTGAACGACCTTTGATAGTTGCTGAAATATCCGCAGTTCCTTTTGTGCTTGTTCCGGGAGTCCAAACTCCGCTTCCAATAGTACGAACTCGACCTATTACATCAGTAACTTGTTTTTTACCATCCCTATATTGACCTTGTGAACTAATACGCTCCGCTTGGCAATTACTCATGTTTAAAAAGTCAATTACTAATCTTGTTAAATCATTAGCTCCGGCTTCTTTTAAATTTGGAGGCGGAATAGCATTTTCACGACCTATAAACGATGGATAACGTTTTAGTTTATCATCAATAAATAGTTTGGTATAACGTGCTTTGTTTTGTTTATTCATATTATTTATATTCTTTATTAAAAATGTAGTTAAACTTATTTTGCATAATTTGAAAAAAATTTGATTTTATTACTTCTTTATTATCATAAAACTTAACTAAAATAGGCTCTAAAAGATATTGCAATTCTCTTGCTTTATCTTGTATTTCTTTTGTCTGTTTTGTTGGTGTCATTACTGGCTCATCTATTTCCTGAATTAGTAAATCCACTAAAACAAATATCTTTGCTAATTTCTTTTGCATTAAAATAAAGTTAATGTTGTATTTTTTTCTTCTACTATTGATTTATGATTATTTTCATTAATTTTAAAATAACTTTCTTT